GCGCCCGACTGGGCGAAGATCGGCTGCACCTGCGCCGCGATCTGCAACAGCGACTGCGATTCGGCTCTGCGCTCCTGCCGGTTGAGCGAGTCGCTGGTCACGTCGATCATCACGTCGTAATCGCCCTGCACGTCGTCGGGGGAGATCGTCTTGTAGGCCCTGGCGCCGGGGACGCCGACGATCTTGATCACGCGCTCCTCCCTGAGAAACTGCTGATAGAGGAGTAGAAACTGCTTGCCGAGCTGCGCGTAGGCCCAGAGGTAGTGCTGCTTCCTGGCTTGGATCAGCCGCTGCGCGATCGTGGTGATGATCGAGACGCCGGTCGCCGTCTGCTGGTCGATCGTCTGCGAATCGGCGCCGCCGGAGTAGGGCAGCCCGCCCATGATGTTCTGGAGGTCGCCCTTCAGGAGCGTCTCGGCCTGGAGCGTGATCGTCGCCACCGTCGGGTCGATCTTCAAGGTGTCCACCTGGCCGGGGTCCTCCACGAACCACTGCGCGTTCGGCGCCCACTCGAAGCTCTCGGGGTCGTCCACGTCCGTCCTGATCAGCGTGATCAGGTTGGCGAGCATCCGCACCACGTCGAGCCTTTGGTTCTGGAGCGTCCAGAGCATCTCCTGGAGCTGGGCGAGGGCCTCGACCACCGAGATGCCGGGAATCGAGAAGGCATCCGGCATCGAGGAGCAGACGATGAACGGGATGCGGCCGTTCCAGAGCGGGTTCGTGCGGTCCTTGAGCGTCACCGCCCGGCCGCCGACCGTGATCGTCCGCTCCGGCGTCCAGTATTCGAGCACCTCGATCAGGTTGCGGGTGCGATCGACGCCCCTGATCCGCATCTCGCGCTTGGTCAGGTCGGAGTTGGTAGCGGTCGTGGCCGCACCGCCAGCGGCGTTCTTGAGCTTCGCCACCTGCGCCTTGTCGTAGACGCCGTCGTCGGCCTTGCGCTTGAGCGAGTCGTAGCTCTCCCAGGTGCGGTGGATCAGGTACTCGGCCTTGTCGATCGAGGCTGCCTCGCCCGGCCAGAAGAAGTCGCGCACGTCCACAACCTCGCAGCAGGCGTCGTCCCAGATCAGTTGCTCGTCCTCGGAGGTCTGCTCCGAGTAGACCGTCACCGAGTCGTAGGCCTGACCGAGCGGGTCCTGGATCGTCAGCGACTCCGAGCCGAGCTTGGTTACCTTGCGTTTCTCCGAGCGCCAGTAGCTCTTCAGCACCGAGACGCCCGCGATCAGGTCCTGCTGCATGAAATCGCGCTGCTTCTCGGGGAAGCGGTCGCGTTCGAGCGCGTAGCGGAGCGTGTCGGCGAGCGCATCGACCGCGTGCACGCGGGCGAGCACGTCATCGAGGGATTCCTCCGGCCTCGGCCGTGGCTGCACGTTGAACTTCGGCGACGGCTCCAGCATCGTCGCCAGCATCCCCTCGCAGGTCTGCAAGACATACGGCGTCGTCACCTCGGAGCGCCAGTCCTCGCTCTCGTCCTCCGAGGGCGTCGAGTCCATCAAGCCGCGGTAGGCCTGATAGCGCTTCTCCACCTTGCGCACGAACTCGTCGTGGTAGTCGGTCTCGCAGCGCTCGACCGCCTTCGTAACGAGGTTGAGCGCGTCATCGACCTTCTCCGAGGTGTACGGGACGGTCTCGCTCACCAGTCGTTACTCCCCTCACGCAGCTCCTGCGCCCCCTGCTCGAACATCCAGCGCAGATCGCTTCTGTTGACTCGAAGCATCAGATCGTTCTCTTCGTTCTGGATGCGAAGCAGGACGATCGTCGGGACCGGCGACTGCCAATAGCTGAGCACCGCCATCGAGGTCGTCTCATGGTCGTCGCCACTAACGAAGCAGATGACGCCCCCACCCTCGCGCGCGAGCGCGTTCTTCTCGTGGATGGTCAGGTCGCTCATCTAAGCCCTGGCAACCCCGGTGCGCCCGCGAGCGCGCGCGTAAACGACTTCAGATCGCCCGACTGGGCGCTCTTCTGGTTCGAGGCCTTGATCTGCAAGACGATCTGCAACGCCCGTGCTGCGGCCTGCCGATCCGGCTCGTCGTGGTCGAGCTGGATGAACTCGTGCAGCGCCTGCTCGGCGGCGTCAAGCGCGTCCATCGAGTTCTGGTTGTCGGGACCGTCGCCCGCGCCGCCTCCCCCGCCACCGCCGCCGTCGGGCGGTCCGGCGTCGGGCGGTGCGCCCTGCAAGGCATCTGCGAACGCTTGACTCATGCCACCCTCCTCTTCTCCCACTTGTAGCGGTGCCTCTTCTGCACGCGCGGCTTCGGCTTGTGCCGCTTCTCGTGCGTGCCGTACTGGCGGTACATCTCAAGCGCGATCCCGAAGGCCATCACGCGATCGTCGTTCGCGCCCTCCTGCGCCCGCGGGCTCGGCAGCGTCTTCTGGCGGACGAACGTCCTGCACTCCATCACGAGCGTCCGCGTCAGCATCGGGATCGTGCGCTCGCGGATCGCCTGCTCGATCTGGTTGATCACCTGCGGCCGGGTCTTCTGGTTCATCGGAAAGCCGAAGTTCGCCAGCTCGTGCGCGTCCGCCCGGTCGGCGATCCGGTGCCGGTAGAGCTTCGGGTAAGGCGGCCTGCCCTTGCGTCCGTCTCTCAGCGAGATGATCACCGGCTCGCCGTAGCCGCCGCCCATCTCGACGGCGAGCCGGGCCGAGCCGTACCAGCGACCGAGGTAGTGGAGCTGGGCGGCGAACTCGTCAGCGTCGATCTTGCCGTGGAACTCGGCCACGATCGCCATCGAGGTCAGGTCGATCACATAGGCGCAGGAGTAGTCGTAGCCGCGGCCGGTCGCCACGTCGGCGCCGATCGCGTAGTGGTGCTCCGCGTCCGGCTTCGCGTAGAGCCTGATCCAGCCCTTCGCGTCCTTGTGCACCTTGGCCGTCGCGCCAGACTCTGCGACGACGAAGCGGAAGCGATCGTCTTCGGCGAGAACGGCGTTATCGGCGTACCAGGCAAGAGCTTCGAGATCGAACCAGCAGTCGCCCGTGAGGATGAACGCCTCCTCCGGGCTCCTCGGGAACTGCTCGGCCCGGTCTGCCGGTGGCAGCGCGCGAGCGTTCGTCGTGTACCAGCTCTCGTCTCTGTCCGGGTGCAGGTCCCAGGCGAGGAACTGCGTCTCGATTCCGTAGTCGTCGGCGTTGACGTAGAGATGGTGGAAGAAGTTGCCCTCGCCGGTCTGGTCGTTCGAGACGCCGTTGGCCGTCGAGATGACGAGAATCTGGCCGCCGTTGTCAGCGGTCGGAAAGGTCGCCTTCCAGGACTCGCGCGCGTACTCGTGGCGCGCGTACTCATCGAGCAGGACGAGAGTCGCCGTCTCGCCGTGACCGGCCCGCCGAGTGGAGGGTAGGCCGACCACGGACGAGATCCTGCCGTCGGGGAAGGTGAACTCGATCAGCGTCGTCGGGCGGGCGCCGCGAGTCGGCTTCGTGATCTGCGCCTCGAAGCGCAGATGCTCCGGCAGCGAGACGAACATATCGAAGATGCGGCAGACGACCTTGATCGCCTCGTCCTCGTTGATCGAGACGACGAGCGCCCGCGTGCCCGGCATCGTCAAGAGCTTCCAGAGCGCGTAGCCCGCGCCGAGCCAGGTGATCCCGATCTGTCGCGCCTTCAGCACGAGGTTCAGTGGGTGCGCGCGCCACTCATCGAGCACGGCGCGCTGCCAGTACCACCCGGCCTTCTCGTCGTTCAACGTGAACGTGAACCGCTCGCCCGTCTTCGGGTCGATGCAGGTGACGTGATCGAGCAGACCGCCGGGATGCGCGAGCGCGGCAGCGCGCTCATCCATGCGCCGCTTGTACTCCTTGCGGAACGCTTCGAGTACCGCCGGATCGGCGTTCTCGATCGTTGTCACGCGAGTAACCGCAATGCAGATTTTACGTTGGCTCTATGACTGCGATTGCCGAGCAGCCTGTTCCGCAAATGGGCAACTTTTTGCCAGAGCCGAAAACGGCGTGTGAGAAAATGTAGGTGCATGAACGTCATCCATCACCCCACGGAGGGAACATGAACGAGATCGAGATTCAGGTCCAGGAGATCAAGAAGGGCGACAGGTTCGAGCAGGGCGTCATCCACTACTGGACGGCAATCGCCGACGCGTGGACGAAGGACGGCTGGTCGTGGCTCGACGTTCAGTACGTCGACGGCGGGACCGGCACGCGCGCCTGGGATGACCCGACGATGACGCTTGCCGTCACGCGGATGGCCTCGTGATCTATCACACGACGACCACGCTCGACGGCGAGACCTTTGACTGGGTCTCGCTCGATGGCGACTCGTGGCTGCCGGTCAACCGACCGCCGAGCGACGGCGAGGAAGAGATGATCCAGCGCCTCTTCGACGGCGACGGCAACTTCAGGCCGTTGCGCTTCACGCGCGGCTGGCTCGCGCACCAGGGAGCGAGCTTCGACTAGACTCACGACCTCTGTTTCAGGAGCAGAGCGAGAGGCCTCTTCGGGGGCCTCTCGTCATTCGGCACCGAGTTGGGGGGCTCCCAACTCACCCCAGTGTGTTCGCGGCAGGTTCAGTTCTCGA